CCAAAATGTCCGCCGCAATGTCCCGCTATTCGCGTGGCGCCCGTGGTGAATCCGTCATCCCCGGCAATGGCACCAGCACTGAAGGCGGCGGCGCAGCAACCGCAACGATGGAGCCAATCGACGTTCGCTACAGCGTGGAACGCATCAACACTGTGGACTACGTTACGGCTGATCAATTCCGAGCCGGCATGGCACAAGCTGCCCAACAAGGCGCCATCCAAGGTGAACGCCGCGCCATGCGAACCTTGACCAACAGCGCTGCTGCTCGCGGGAGGCTCGGAATCTGATGGAATTTAATTACGGCCACTTGTTTGAGTTAGGCCCTACCAATCAAACCCGCTTCAGCTTCCAAAATTTTCGCATCAACGAACAAATTACATACAACGATCGCAACTACCTATATCTACCTTTCGGATTTGGTGGTGCGGTTGCAACGCTCAAGGGCGACAACCTAGACGCCACCTTGCAATTCGGCAACACCGATATCACGCGCAACTGGACCGCCGAAGCAATCCAGGGTTTGTGGGTCGGCAAAGTGACCACAGTTTTGTGGTCAGAAGCCAGCATCGCCCGCGTTCTGTACAGCTATTGGGGTGTCTGCTCTGCCGGCGGCTGGGATGAAACCAGCATCCAAGTTTCGCTGAATAGCGTGCTGGATGCCGTTGATGCAAACGTACCAGCCCGCCGGTTGACGCGCCGCACAATCGGTAACATCCCCTTTACCAGCTCTGTACGTGTGTAAGCACCTGATTGGTCGCCCCTACACCTACGGCGAGAACGATTGCATCAACCTTGTCCTCGACGCCTTAGGCGAAATGGGCATGAATCCACCAGAGGTCAATACCGACTGGTACGCCATGACCCCACGGCAAGTCTTGCGAGAGCTGGAACGCTTCTGCAATCGCATTGACTGGCCGGCTTACGATGGTGACATCACGTTGTTGGCTGCCAGTCCGCTGGCATTTGGGGTTACATGGCAGAACGGTATCCTCTTCATAAACCCCTTGATCTCCGCAGTGGATTGGAAACCGGCGGACAAGCTTACGATCCGCCGCTCCTACCGTATGAAGTTGCGCTGATCGAAGCGCTTGGATGTAGCCAAGAGGATTATAAGCAGTTTGTCCGTTATGCGCGTGATGCCGTACATGTGCGCCCTGCTCAATATGAACATATACCGGAGATTTACGCACTGGGACCTGGAGTAATACCAGCTGTATCGTATTTAGGCGCACAAGCTGCAGCAAAGTCAGCAACAACAATTATTCTTACCAACCTTGCCATCGGCATTGCCTTAACCGCCGCCAGCATGTTGCTGGCACCAAAGCCGCCCGCTATTTCCGATAAGCGCGTCAAGCAGCGCGAGCTACGCAACCAGATTGGTCCCAGCCGCTTCAATCAGACCTCATCGTTCGACAACATCGCGTCTCTTGCCGAGTACGGGCAAGTCATTCCGATTCCTTTCGGTAAGCTCGACTTTGGCGCCGATGGTGTAGATACAGGCGGTCTGACACTGACACCCGCACTTGTTTGGAGCCGCGTCTACTCCTACGGAACCTACCGCGCATTTGAGGGCATCTACGTTGCCGGTCAGTACGGACTAGCGACGCCGAAAATTGCCGGTGTCCGCCTTGGCACTTTTGCACTTAACAACCTAAACCTCAACGAATACGCGCTGTTCTGGTCATCACAGGTTGGCAAAAACAATCCGTCTGCCGTCCGCGCTTTGATTGGCGGCACCCAAGGCGCACGCGACTCTGGTACATCCGGTCGCCCTTTTGTATTTACGGCCCCAAGCATCGAGCAGGACGTTGATGACTCGGCATCAATGGCGCACTCACCCCAGTCGCAAGTGCAGTTTGGTACTGCCACGCCCATCCATAACGGCACTGCATATCGCTACAACTGGGAAATCATCAGCGCCCCGCGCATCAGTTTCGAGGGCGAAAACGGCGACGAAACCAAGAAAGAGATTCGCGCTCGCCGCCGCAAAATTGCCGGCAGCCTCGCTGATCAAATCCCAGACGACAGGGAGAGTGCTGACGCTCGCGCAGGGCAGCCTGGCGTGGGTCGTGCCTACTCCCGCACAATGGGGCTTACGCACCACCGCCCAGTCAACAGCTTTAACACCACCGAGTACAACAGCAAAGCAGTCGTCAACACCCAAAAAGGCGACATAATCAAGTTCACCCTTTACCGCCAAGATTGGGTGGATTTAAACAGCGACTTCACTTACAACGGCTACAAAACAGAAACCACAGTCAAAGACCTCAAGGACTCAGCTAAAACTTGGCGCGAGAACGCATCGGACTTGCTGAGCGTCGGCACCGAGTGGATTATTGGTGCGACCGTATGGCGTGTCATCAAGAATGCCGGCATTGATAACGTCGTCAGCCGCCTCGTGGTTGACATGGAGTGCGTAGAAGTCCTCGGCGACGACCGCATCGGTATTGCTGGTGAACGAGCTGTCGGCAAAGCATTAGTTGGTTATGAAGGCGCCACATTTAATCAAACGATCCATTGCGACATCAACCACTGGCCGCTGTGCCGCTACTACTCCTCCTCAATTCGCCCCGTTAGGCGTGAAGCGCAAGTCATCGAACTAGGCATTCGATCTCAAGTTTGGAACCGCGCCGAGGGTTTGTGTAATTTCAGCACCATCCCCACCCCGGCCAAGCTTTTCCGTTTTGACAAAAAGAGTGTCACGGTTACAACTCCACGCCAAACGCGCTATTTCAACCGCGCCAGCTTCTTCCAAATTGCAGTACGCCCAGTCCCCACTCGTTCGATAACACTTGACTGGTCTGTAATCCCGCAACTTTTGTGTGTGGTGGGTCGCAGCCCCGTCGAGCTACACAATTACATTCGCATCAAAGCTAGCGATACTGAGTACTACGAGTACAAATTTATCCCGAAGACAGGCGCCGATATTTACCATAACTACGTTGGACTTTCCGCATGGCGTCTCAAAGCTGACGAAGAGCGCGTATTGGGTTGGAGCTTTTTTAAGACCGATTACGGCTTTTTCGGGCTGCAGACCAATGGCATGGTCGTAAATGTCAGCGACCTAACCAACTCCCCTCAGCTTTTAACCGACAAGAGCGACGCAAATAACGCCCCGACTGTTCTACCAACCACCTATAGCCCTACAGCTATTGCGGTTAGCGATACGCGCGTCAATCAAGGTGACAATCGAGCCGTAATAAACGCATGGCTCACCCACATCTTTGGTGCGGCGACCGATGAGCGCTATCAAGGCACAACTCAAGGCCAGCGAATCACAGTTTCAAAATCTGGTAAACCCGAGCACACGCTGGAGTTCAGGGTAAAAGCTACATCCGTAAAAAATAAAGACAAGGATAAAGACAGCATCCGCCGCTGGACTTGGCAAGACATCTCGTACACAGTTTTGAATCATGTAGAAAGCTGGCCTATTGGGACAAAGGCTAACTTACAAGTAAACGGCTTAAACAGCATCACAAACCCATTTGCAAAAGCCAACGGTTACACCTCGATCACGCTTACCTTCTCCGTTACTCAAGTTGAAGAAAAAATCTTGCGCCCAAAAGACGCCGACTTGAGCACGGCAGAACGCTCGTTTGAGATTGGCACTGGCATCGCTGATTGCAGCTATTTCGAGGAGCTAAACAAAAGCAACGAAAACGGCCCCGAGCACGAGATCGTCTACGTCAACGAGTACGTCACCAACGACGCGACGCCTGAATACACAAACATGTCCGTTGTCGCTTTAAGCATGAAGAGCAGCGGACAGATCAGCAGCGTCGATCAGATGCGGCTGTGGGTACCGGAAGGTATTGCCGTTTCGCGCTTGCTAGACAATACAACCGGAGCCAGTAACAACTTTGCTGACCTGGTGCTGTACCTCCTTCAAAACTCCGAGCAGGGCTTAGGTAGCACCATCCCAGCCGAGCTTATCGACACCGCAAGCCTTACGACCACAGCCCGCTTCCTGAACGCCAACAAGATTTTCTTTGACGGCGTTATCGAAGAATCAGAAAACCTGCGCTCGTTCTTGTACGAAGCGGCTTCGCTGCAGCTCTGTAATTTCACCATCAAAAATGGGCGGTTCGGCATGATGCCGGCGCTCCCCTACGACAGCAACGGCAAAATCGCAGCGCTACCGATCTCGGTGGAGCAAATTTTCACTGCAGGCAACATCATCGAAGGCAGCCTGCAGCTCAGCTACCTAGATGCAGCACAGCGGATCGACACCACAGTGCAGGTGCAGTGGCGCGAAACGCTAGAGAACGAGCTACCTACGCCACGATCTGCAGTTGTTTCCTGGACAGACGCAAGCGGTGACACCTCGAACCAACAAAACATCGACCTCAGCGATTTCTGCACAAACCGCGCTCAGGCTCTACTCACGGCAAAATTCCTGTTGGCAACACGTCGCCGCATCACCCATAGCGTCGCCTTCAAAACTGTGCCAGATGGCTTGAGCATCGAGCCCGGCTCGTACATCCGCGTACTGACTACCAGCACTACATACTCAGCGCAAAACAACGGCGCTATTACCGATGCTGGCACACTCGTCTCAATCAGTTCCATCGAGGATGGTGATTACACCGCGCTCATTTACGATCCTGCATCCGGACAAATTACCGAGCAGAGCATCACAATATCTGCAGGCGTTGTCCTTGACGACAATGTGCATGGCTGCCTGTTTACGCTGCTGACCCAGCAAAACAACCAAGCGATCTACCAAGTGGAGCAGCTAACCATTGAAGAGGATGGCCTGATCAGCATCTCAGCCATCCACGTTCCCGTGGACGAGAACGGCGCTAGCCTTGTTGCAGCAGACATTTTGACCGGCACGTTTGAGGTGCAGGAGTAATGACGTTTCCAGCACTCGTTCCAACAAGCCGCGAATTCAGCCCAGGCGACTGGCCTGTCAAGCGTTTTAATTCGCAGTCAGGATCTGAGATTCGTATTTTGTACGGCAACCAGCGCAGCAACGCAAAACTTTCGCTGAGTTACGACAACATTTCCGATAGTAACGCTCAGTTATTTTTGACGGACTACGACGCGCAATACGGCACATTGCGCACATTTGATCTACCTGCTGCTGTGTTGACTGGAACATCGGTTGCGATGCAAGCACCAGCGGGCAGCAAATGGCGCTATGAAGCCGAACCACAACTGCGATCTGTTCGCCCTGGTCGCAGTAGCGTTACAGTGAATCTGGTGGCTGTCATCTAATGGCCAAAGTATTTACTGGCAAAGACGGCGCCCTGCTGATCGACAGCGCCACTCAACTCAAGGTCACAAATTGGACCTTGACTGGCAGCGTGGAGATGCTGGAGACCACTAGCCTCGGCAACGCGCAGCGCACATACGCCCCCGGCGTCCAAGAATTCAACGGTAGCGCCACGCTTCTGTACTACAGCGATGACGCCGAGCGCAACGACGCAGCCAACGCACTGCGTAAGGTCTTGAAGGTTGACGGTGTAAGTGACGGCGACACCGTAGTAATTCGTCTGCGCCTTATTCAGGGCAACACAAATCACGACGTTTCTTTTACTGCCTATATCACCAGCGTTTCTTTTGGCGCCAGTGTTGGTGAAATTACATCAGCACAGATCAGCTTCCAGACAACTGGAGCACTAAGTGAGGTGACGTTGTAATGGGAATTTACCTCGGAAATATCGGCAACATCGAGCTGACACGCAAGTCGCTGGAAGGTTTCAAAGAATCTGTTGTCAATCCATCTGACGTAAATGGCACACGTCACCGTTTTAGTTTCGATTTCAACGAAGGTTTTCTAATTAGCGGCGACCTCGTTGCCATCAGCACAATAGACGGCACCGACCTCGACTTTGTGTCGCCCAGCGGCTGGAGCGATGGGACTGTCCACGAAAGTGGCAAGTGGTACGTCTTTGTCGACGAGCTTGGCGGCATCCGCCTGTACGACAACTTCAATGACAGCTTGGAAGGAAGTACCGCCGGACTTGTTGAACTTGCCGATATCAACCGCGACATTCCTATCAAGGTTGAAGTAGAAGATCTTGCAGGCAGGCTGCTGGCATCAATCAGCGACTACGAACTGAATACAACACGCGAGACGGTTGACGTTACAACGCTTTCGGACGAGCACCGCCAGCAATACAGCAGCCTGATCAGCGGCAGCGGTCGACTTACGGCGCAGTGGGATTACGTCAACGAGATCAATCAGGAGCCTGTGCATTACCTGATGCAACTTGTATTGCGCACGGAAATTGGCTCAGCATTTCACGCAAAGTTTTTCATCAAAACCTTGGGTGCCACTGCAAACGCCGGATCTTTTGCTGGTTCGCAGGTCAACGATCAAGTGTGGTGGGAATTTGATGCGATTGTGACGGGCAGCGCCACAAGTTTTGCCCCCGGCGACATTGTGGTCTCAACAATCGACTTTGTGGCTACCGGACCGATCCGCTTGCGTGCCGAAACAACACCACGGCGCAAGTTGCTACAAGAGACAGGTGATCCTATTGTGCTTGAACAGGGCGGAGGTTACCTGCTCTTGGAAGACAGTGATGTCTAAACTGAGTACACCAGAACGAGAGGCTAGCTGTGTCTGACCTGAAGATCAGCGAATTACCCCAGCTAGCTGGCGCAAATCTTGCCGCCAACGACCTGCTGGCCGTCGCTGATACCAGCGCCAGCGAAACACGCAGCATCACAATTTCGGCCGGCATCGGCAAAGCTGTCACGCTGATCGCTGACGGCACAATTCCAAGCGCAAAAATCCTATTTGCTGCTGGCTCTATTCCGGGCAGCGCCATCGAAGGCGAAACGGTCAATACTTCCCAGCTCGCCAACGATGCTATCAGCGCTGCAAAACTTGGCGATAATTCCATAACGCGCCTTGTCAGCACGCTTCCAGCGACGGGTGACTTCA